GAGTCACTTCTCTCCTCGCCTGAGTCTCTCGAAGAGATTCGTGGCCTCATTGAACACTCTGACGAATACTCTTCGGTGTTTGTTCGAGGAGAGTCCACTGTGAGCGCAGACGCCACAGTCTGTGAGGATTGGGAGACTCTTAACGAGATCTATCGTGCTGAAGATGGCACATATCGTGTGAAGAGCGTGACTGACAATCGCGATTTCAATGGTTCAATGCGGCACCAAATCGCGTTCAAAACGGTGGACAAGCCACTTGGCAGTGAGCGTGGTGATTTCTCTGTTGAGTATGAACTCATAAATGGTCGAGTTGCTCACAGCGACGAACAGCTCAGAGTAGAGCTCACTAACATGGGGGTAAAATTTTAATATGAAACTATACACTGCACTCTTCATAGCTCTTAGCAGCACTGCATTCTCTTATTCAGATCGTGATGTAGTTGCATCTACTCTGATCCTCGAAGCAGGAGGAGAATACGCTGAAGGTGCAATGGAGTCGGTGCACGAAGTGGTCTATAACAGATCAATGAAACGAAACAAATCAATGTCGGCTGTTTGCCTTCAAGCATGGCAATTCTCATGTTGGAATGAAAACGATGTTGATACGAATATCGCGAAAGCACAAAATCACCCACGCTGGCACGAGGCAATGAAGATTGTCGACACCGCCGAGATGACCAATTACACAAAAGGCGCTGATCACTATTATGCAGAATATATCGACGAACCATATTGGGCAGTTGACATGACACTCACAAATAAGGTTGGAAAGCACCTATTTTTCAAATAATGTTAACCTTTATAGAAACGCTGTCTAAGCTATTGATAGCCAAGATAATAAATATATGTACATACTAGCTCATATATGGTATAATATATCTATAATCAAGTTAAACAATATGAATAATAAATTTACAGTCACAAATTTCCTGATCGCAGCCCGCGAGCTTCGCAGCCTAGGCACGGTAGTTGTTAAACGCGACAAATTCGGTGGCTGCACAGAGCTTCGCGCCAGCCTTAAGGGTAGCGATAAGAATGCGGTAATTTACATGGGCTGCCTAGGTCACATGAGCCTTAGCGTCAACTTTACTAAATAACAATAATCAAAGAACAATTATGAAAAAAACAACAATAGCAGTAATCGCGGCATTCGCCATCGTTTCAACATCATCAGCCAACCTTGGAGATGTACTTATTGATAGCGCTATCGGTGGAGGAATCGGAGCAGTTATCGGTAATAACACTGGAGACGGTGACAGCGAAACTGGAGCAATTATCGGAGCAGTCAGCGGAGGTGTTGCTGGTTGGAGAAATCGAACTGGTGGATTCAGCCGCGGATATGGCAACAATCATGGTCATTATCCACGAACTATGCCGCATGGTCGTAGCTATCCTACTCCATCTCGTGTCTATGTCCCAGCAACGTGTGTGCTGACAGTACCACACTATGAAAATGTATGGTCTCCACCAGAGTATGATTATGATTTTTATGGAAATCGGTACGTAAGCAAAGCAGGATATTACTATCAAGTGAAATCCCTGCGGACAGTACGATGCAATGGTTGCTATAAGTGCCTATAGTTATATAGTTTACACACACAAACAGTATAGAATTAGATTATGACAGAAAAACAAAGACTCGCGTTTATCAAGAAAACCGCAAAGAAGCTCAAGCGTCAAAAGCTTGGACTTCCAGCTCGAGGCCGAATTCCAAAGAAAGCAGTATCAAAGGATTCACTCGATTATGTTAACTTTGAACCAAAAGCTCCAAGCAAAGAAGATATTGATGAAGAGTTTGAAATCCTCACTAAATATACCGCAGACGCATTTGTGGACAATAACGAATACTAATATACATTATGGCTAAAGTACTTGACAAATATAATCGAGTCATCGCGTGTGACTCTAAATATACTGGAGAAGAACCACGATGGGACGGATGTGAAAATTGGGATCCTGTAAAATTCATGGAGAATCGAAATCGCATGTTCGGTTTCTATAACTATTATCTCAGTGCGAAAGACCTTAAAGTCTTTGCTCTAGAGTGGATGAAGAATAACGGATATAAGAAGGACGAAATCAAGTATATCAAAAGCTTACGAGATACACAACCTTCAGTCACTACATCAAAATTGTGCAGAGCTCTGAATAATGGTATGTTGCCTACATGTGATGGATACATGGAGTATTATAAAGATAAGGAAGGATATAATATCACAGAGGCGCATAACGACCTTACACATATCAAGACTGAGCTTACGTCTCTACTCGCGAACTATGTAAAAATCGTCGACACTCCTGTTGACGCAAACAAACACACTAACAATATTAGTCCTATCGAGAGATTGAAGAATAAAGTAAACAGTACTGTATGTGCTGAACTTGATTGGATGCTCGACGATTGGATTAATTCTGAGCCGAAGGTGAAGGGAATTAACGTATATTCTCTCCTTAAGCAGCACACTATTCCAGCTGCTGGTTTGAAGTATGTAGAAGAATGGTTAGGTAGATATAAGACAGAATTGACTGAAGCTCTTGAGAGTGATCCTGACAGCGCCGAGGGTTATTCATATCTAACCAAACCAGGAATTCGTTCTCGTATTAAAGAGCTCACTAAGATGGAGGAGCAAGTCGCTAAGTTTAGAGCCACTAATACTAATGCTCGAAAACCACGCAAGAAGAAAATCCAAAGTGCTGATAGGCAAGTAAAGTCTCTCAAGTATTTGGCTGAATCTGATGAATATGCTGTCACATCTATGTCACCAGCAAATATCCCTGGAGCAAGGAAGCTATATGTCTTCAATATTAAATATCGTCGAATGACTGTATACGAATGTTCATCCACTGAAGGATTTAGTGTGAAAGGAACCTCGATTAAAGGATTCGATGAGAAGCTAAGTTACTCTATGTCACTTCGTAAACCGTCTGATGTTATTAGCGCGATCGTCACAAAGACCGATAAGCAACGAGATAAGATCATCGATGCTCTCACAACAAAACGTAAAGAAGCAAACGGTCGAATCAACGATCAAACACTCATCCTAAAGGTACTATAATGCGAAATAAAATAACAATCAAAAACTCAATGACTCGTGAAGAGCTAACTCTTCAGTCAGAGATGCTAGTCCATAAGGATAAAATGTCATACGCAGAAGCGATCTGCCACTTGTGTGAACAGCGACAGATCGATCCTGTAGATATGGCAAAGCTTGTTAAAGGTCCTCTGAAGGTTAAGCTTGAAGCAGAAGCTATGAACCGCAATATTATTAAAAGAACGACTGCTTCGCTTTTTACTACATGAACGGATATCAAGCATATTGCATTTATAGTTCTATTAAACTGCACTTCTCTCAAGAAAAGTATGACGCATTTAAATATAACTTTAGAGCAAATATAAAGCAAGCATCATTTGAGAGAAGGAAGGACCGATACTTCTTTGAAAAGATTGCTCGCCGATATCCAAGGGATTCAGATCTAAAGCTATTCTTCGCTGACAATTTTATGTCTGATAATCAATGGATCGGTGAGATGGATCATGAGATCTATATGAAACGTGATTCCTATCGTCAAGCTCTGTTCTATAATTTTCAGAATGAGGTAAAATTCATACGAGGACAAGCTTATAAATACAACCTTACATTTGATGGAGTCTGTAAACCAAATTCCAGCAAATCAGATAATCTCCTACTTAATCTCTATACAAGTCAACAAGTATCACCTGATACTCTCGCTATTATAGATCATTTTGTAGATTTTATCAAAAGCCTGAAGAGAGAACTACGCGATCCGCTTGGTATCACTGCGTCCTCCCTTCTTACACTACGAAAATACCAACAGTTCATTATTCCACTCATTGTCTCAGATGAAAACAAATACCGTGATCACTTGATTATGTTATTTACAAATGAGCCAAATCAGTATAATATAGAGTTTGTTGGTAGCAATAATACAACGCAATACTAATAACACAAAACAAAATACTAAAAATAATATGTCATTCGCAAACTTAAAACAAAACCGCGCCACAACAATTGATAAGCTCATTAATGCAGCTTCTAAAGATACAGAGAAGAAGTCTTATGGAGATGATCGATTCTGGGCACCAACAGTAGACAAAGCAGGTAATGGTTATGCCGTTATTCGCTTCTTACCCGCGTCTGAAGGTGAAGATCTTCCGTGGATCAAATATTGGGACCATGGATTTAAAGGTCCAACTGGTCGTTGGTATATCGAAAACTCTCTCACCTCTATTGGTCAAAATGATCCAGTGAGTGAGATGAATACACAGCTATGGAACTCTGGTCGTGAAGAAGATAAGGAGCTTGCACGTATGCGTAAGCGTCGTCTGCATCATGTCTCTAATATCCTTGTTGTCTCTGACTCTGCTAATCCCGAAAATGAAGGTAAGGTATTCCTTTATAAGTATGGTAAGAAGATCATGGATAAGGTAATGGATGTTATGCAGCCACAGTTCCAAGATGAAAAGCCAGTTAATCCATTCGATTTCTGGGGTGGAGCAAACTTCAAACTGAAGATTCGCAACTTCGAAGGCTATCGTAATTATGATAAGTCTGAATTCGAAGGTGTTACCGAACTATTCGATGGTGATGAAGCAAAGCTTGAATCAGTATATAATTCTATTCATGGATTGAATGAGTTTATCAGCGAAGGTAACTATAAGTCATATGCTGACTTAAAGAAGAAGCTGTACGAAGTTCTTGGCGAAGAGAACTTGTCTAATACCTTTTCGACAGACACACAGGTCGAGCTTAACGAGACACTTCCACCAGTAGTTGATGCGCCTGCAGCGGTTGCAGCTGCACCTACGGAAGATACCAACGTTAGCCTAGACACAGAAGATGATGGTGACACACTTGACTACTTTGCCAAGTTAGCCGCACAAGGCTAAGCATCTCTGATCTAGAATAAGTAAGGGGAAGTGGTAATGTGCCGCTTCCCCTTTTTTGTGTTTACCAATTAAGTGCGGTTTTACCAAACGCATCGTGTGTCTTATCAATATGCGGTGGAGCAGCAACTGTAATGTTAGATGATGAAGAACTAGAGTTATTAATTTTATTACTCGCATCGATAACCGATGTAGTGTTTCCTGCAGATGTAGATGCTAGATCGAGATTCGCTTTCTGTTGCATAGCTATCTGATTTCCAGCAGATGGTGCATCAAACTGTATATCAGACGGAGTTGCTATTCTCCCGATCCCTGTCTTCACTTTGTCATCTTCTGATAGATCATTACTCATTTTCTGAAACGCTTGGTTGTATTCCCTCCGTTTCTCCGCCGATATATCTGCCATCGCTGATTCTGACATTTCCATAGTATCTGGAGCAGCACCTTCAGTGACTTTAAACCCATTAGGTGACGTAGTAACCCTTTTTCCGGTCATAGTATCAGTAGCAACGACTTTAGGTTTAGGAACTTCAGCACCTTTCATTAACTCTGTATGCATCATACCTTCAATGCTCTGCATTTCAGGAT